TGCGTGGCAGGATATACCACTATGTGTTTATTTATTGGTAAAATTGTTCAAACGAGTCTATGTCCCACTTTTGGTAGTATCCAGACTGCTTTAATATTTTTTGTGCTTGTTTCAATTTTTCCAAATCCTGTATCATTATTAATGGCAGTTTGCCATAACTGAATGACACACCTTTATGTAGTCCATCATTATCTGGATGGTCATACATTATGGCAAATTTAGGATTTTGTTTGTGTGCCTTGTGGCACAGATTGGATAATTTTTTTTCTGTTATCGATTGTTCCAAATAAAGGATGACAATGTCCATATGGAAAATATTAAAAAGCCCACAACAATGATCAATCTGAGATAGCACATCTTTCTTTGCCATTGTGATCTGTATCTTTCTATCTTCAAGAGTTTTTTTTGCAAACGGACAGATTGTCGCTCCACTCGCCTTATGCTTCTTAGCAACAACCTGTCCAATCCACTTCTCAATGTCTTTACCTACGTCTTCCACTTGGTTTTCTTCTTCCAGATTTAGCTGACTTAGATCCTGTGTTCTTGTTCTTCTTCTTTTTCTTGTCCATTTTGGTCCTCCTTGATCCTGTGTTTGGTTGGGAACTTCTCTGGTCGTCCCTCGTTTCTTGAAGGAGCATACAATTCAAGTAGTTCAATGCCTCTGTGGTGTGCAACCTTTTTTAAAAGTATGCAGGCCTTTCTTGCTCTGGTGGCATTGGTCTTGCTCGGATGCTTCATCAATTTCTCATAGTGTGTAAAATAGTCCAGACACAGTTGTTTGAACTGTCTGTGCCTTGCTGTCTCTTCTGGTAATCTGTAAAGTTTTCTAATCATTTATAAATGAACGGATCCTTTTTTTTTAATTTTGCTAATTGCCTGTCAAACTTTTTTTTTAATTTCTTTTTGTCCACAATGCAATTACAATGTTCACATCTACAGTCTGTGCATTTTTTGCCACAGTGTGCTCTGTGTCCACAACCACAATAATGAATGCCAAATATTTTGTCTGTGAGTTTGTCTATAGATCCAAAGAATTTTAGTAAAAAATTATCCATTATTTTCTTTCATTAATTTTGGCATTTGGTTTAAGTGTGTAATGTTGGTTAATTGAATTACGGAACTGTTCGTTGTAGTCTTTTAAAAGATCCGAATCATTTTTTAACCTTTGAAGTGCTTTGTAGTATTCGTCCGACTTTTTTATTTTTTCAAACAATTTATTTTTATCTTCAAACATTTTTATTACTTCTCATTAATTTTGTTAATCAATTCAAATGCAACTTTGACTTTTTCTTCTAACACCTTGATACGATAGTGTGCCTGTGCCAATGTCACTATCAACAACACGAATGCTACAAAGATAGGCCACAGTGCTGTCAGTGTTTGTATGTCCATCAAAAGTTCCTTTCTATCCAACAGTGCAATTCCCATACCAGATACACACAAAATGCAAGGGTCAGCCAAAATGTCATCATTGCCACGCCTTGATACTCCAATAAGCAGGACTCAATGTTTTTTGTCCTCGCACTTTGGCAAGTATGCCTCCAAACCTTGCAAGGAATGATTTCTTTCTTGCTGGTATGTTGGATTTGATCCGCATACTGGGATCACCGAATCTTACGATGTTGATTGTGCCTGTGGATTTGTTTCTAACATAGACAGCAAACTTTTTTGATTTGTTTGGTGTCCGGAATGGTCTATTGAGGGTTACCGTTCTGTTCTGGTATTGTGCCATTTGTGTCTCCAAAGAATTTTCCTATTTCAGGATGTAGTTGTAAAATTTCTTCATTGGTCATACCTTGCTCGATCATTTCTCTCATATGCTTAACCATGTCTGTTGGATCTGTCATGGCATCGTGTGTGCCATCGTCAGCCATTTGGTTTTGCATATCTTGTAGATCGTCTTCATCTTTTGCAAGTATCTCAAGTGTTTTTTGATCAATAATAGATTTTACATTTGGAGTAGCCGCCGCTGAATCTCTTTGTGCGGCCGCGGCCTTGTTGATAATGTCCATATCAAGACTTTTGTCTCTGATGTGGAAAGCCATAGGATATTTTATTTCACCATCCCAAGCCTTGCCTTGCCAAAGTCCAAACAGTCTAAAAATTTGTTCTTCTGCAAGTTCTAAGTTTTTTGCCTTCTCACATAATTTGGCATCCAACATTAAAAATTCTGATTGCATAGCAATTCCCGACATCTGTCTTGTTTCAATTGCTCTTATGGATCCCATATGTGCCATTCTGTCAATGCTCTTGACTGTTTCGTCCATTGTTTTTAGTATGGCTTCTAAATTACCACCGTTGGGTTGTAATAGGTAAGGTTTAAGATTAGGATCTAATTCTTCTGGCATATCAATAATTGCACCTGCTCCTGCCTGTGCTGATACTGATCTTGTTTTGACCAATGACGGATGGTTTGTCAAAGATATAAGTTGTTCTGCTTCTGAATAACAGTTGCCTAAAAATCTTTGTGCCTGTGCAATGGAGTCAATGTCTGAAACACCTATGCCTCTGACTGGTCCTCTGTTGGCATACACCCAAACTGCTGGAACCTTGCCCAGTGTGTTGGGTTTAATTTCAACCTGTTTCATTGGATCTTTTACATCTTTGCCATCATATGAAAATAATTCAATTGTTTCTGGTGTCCATTTTCTCACAAAGAATTCACCTGTTCTTTGATACGGTCTTTCGTCTTGTTCTAACAATGTTAGTTCTGTTAATTCATAATGACCATTTGCTTGTCTTACAAATCTCCAATTCAGTATGTTCTCTGGAGTCACTATGGTTGTGTAAGGTCTGATGCCTTGTTCTAATTCTTCTGCTCTGGTGCCAACCTGTGTGTCTGGTCTGTCTACCAATACCAAACAATGTCCATAGATAGAACTTTGTATGTTGACGTCTCTCATGAATGATTCCCAAGTTCTTCCTTCATAGTCTGAATCTTGTAGGAAGTTTTCTATTTCAGGTGATCCTTCCAACCAACCAAAATCTCTTTTTGGTGATTGTCTGTATAAGAATGAATTGTATGTGTGGACTATGCTTCTGCAGTGATTGTCTTCTGCCGCCTGTGATAATCTTGACAAGTAGTCGCCTTCGTTCTCATATTGATACCTTTTCAAATACATTCCTCGCTTGTATTCAGCACCACCCAAATAACTTCTCTTTAAAAATCTCCAGTGGTTGATGTATTGATCGTAATCTTGATGCACAGGTAATGAAATGCTTTTGCCTGTGTTGTCTGTGAATGATGTAGTGGTTAAACCGTAAACGTCTTGTGCCATTATCTTATTGCTCCTACTTTAACAGCAAATCTTTCAGGTGTGTGTTGCTCATATGCAGTTCTGATTGGATATAAAAATGAAATAAGATATCCTAGTGCATCGTTCATATGGTCAAATCCTTGCGTCTTGTCCGGCAACACGGTTCCTTCTTTATATGTGTGTTTGCTTACACTATTTAACAGATTCTTACACTTGGGGTGTATGAATACCTGTCGCTCGTTGGATGCTGAACACAGTTTTGCATTCACTGAATTTATTCTGTCTCTGATTGCCATATGCCTTGGTGGCACCTTGCACACAAAGCCGTTGTTTTGTAGAATTGATAAATCTGTTCTACCACCTGCTGATGTTTTTCTCTGTCTTGATGCTGGGTCTGGATACACAAATATTTTCTTGCCTGGATATCTACGATGTATCTCTTGACACAGTTCATCTGTGTTGGAACTCCATATTTGTATTTCGTCCATTATATAAACAACACCATTTGAAATGTATGACACCACAGCACACATTGGATCCAAGTTGAAGTCCATTCCTATGTGTATGATGTTGTTGTCTAATGGTTGATCAAAATGCTTTATATTCTCACTGGTTGAAAAACCGTAGTAAATTATGCCTGAATAAGTTTCCCAAGTTGCTTGGTATTCTTGACGGAATGTTTTTGCATCAAGATCTCTTTTGGCTTGTTCTATTTCACCGCTGTCCACAAATCCACCTTCCAGTGTTGTGAACAAAAAACTTGAATATTCTTCTTCTGTTTGATCCTGTCCTCTTTGATACAAGTCGTGAAACCAATTCATACCTTTGGGTGTGCCTGCAAACACGGCTGATCCTTTGGTGTCAGATAATGTTGGTCTCAATACTTCTGACCAAGCCTGTTCATCTATATCAGCACATTCATCTAACACTATAAAATCAATACCAACACCCCTCAATGAGTCTTTGTTGTCAGCACCTCTGAGGCATATCCTTGATTTGTTTTTTAATTCTATTGTAAGTTCTGCTTCGTTGACTTTTCTTATCCAACGCAAGTCTTTTAGTATCTGTTTTAATTTTACCCAAGCAATTTGTTTGGCTTGCCTATAACTTGGCGCCACATACCAACATACCTTGTTGGGTTCCCTTGCATTATAACACAGTTCTCTGATTGCCAGTGTGGTTTTTCCAAAACGTCTGCCAGTGCATAAAATCCTGAATCGCGATTTGTTGTCCGCCACTTGCCTCTGTGGTTTTGATAATTGCATATACAGTAATTATATGGTGTTTATTTGTCTTCCCAAGGTAATGGTGCCGTTGACTCTTCGTCTGTTGGTGAGTCTTGTTGTCCTAACCAGTTTTTACCTAGGAACATAAGCATTCTGGCATCGCCTGCCAATGCTTTTTCAAACTGTGCTCTTCTTAAACTTTTCTTACCTTCTGCTTTGCCTTTTTCAATAAGGTTCTTGAATCTTTTTTGTAGTGTTGAAACTGATGTGCCCACGCAGTCTGCAATCTCTTCATAGGTGCAGTGCATTGATGCTAATTTAAAAATTAAATCATGATCTAATTTGTATGATTTCTTCTGTGCGTCCATTATAGATGTTTCTCTCCCACAACAATTCTAAATCTTCTCGCATCGGTATCACCATCTGCTGTCACAATGGTCACGTCAATGTTGTAGACATTGCCTGATGTGCCATTTCTTAATCTTACATTTACAACCTTGCCTGTCACAGTGACATCTGTTGAGGCATCTGTTGGCAGTGCCAATGGAGATGCATCTCCTGATATTGTTTCAATTGCCACAGAGGCAGATGAAATACTGTCACCGGTATTGAGATAATCCGTAAAGTCAACACCATATTGGATGTTTGCTGAAGGATGTTTTTCTATGAAAGCACCTTGGTTGTCTCTTTTGAATCCTGTTAAGTTTGCCATTAAGTCTCCTGTCTTATCCTTGGTATGCTACTCCTATTAGTGAAGTTAGGTCTAAAGATTGTTAATTTCCTTGTTTCTTGGGAAACATCAATGCCTCTAGTTTCACTGACAACAGTATTTACACGAGTTTCTTGTAAAACTGATATATTCCTTTCTTCTGCCAGTGCCATTATGGTTCTTAATTCTCTTTTTACTTTGATAACATTAAATGGATCTGTTAAAAATATCCTACGACCAATGGATAACTGGCTGTATAATGCGTTTAATGTTAATTGGAAATGTCCATATAATGCTCCACCTATAAAATTAGTTGTTGCGTTTGCTGTTGGTGTTGCTATGGCACTTCCAAATGTTGCATTACCTGTAAAGTTTGTGGTTGTTGTTGCTGTTATGATTTTGGTAGCACGTCTTATTGCATTACCGTCTATGTCTGTTGTTGCATTGGCGATGATAGTTTTGCTAGGTCCAAATGTTGCAATACCTGTTGTGGCTGTGGTAAATGCACTGGTAACACTTGCTGTTGCTTTTCTTATTCCTGTTGCACTTGCAGAAAATGTGAATGCAGAACTGTGTCCAACCGTAGGAGCAAATATGCCGGAGCCAACCGTAAGTTGACTGTTGAATGCTGTGATGCTTGAGGTTCCTGTTCTTAGGTGTCCACCATTTGCCTTTAGTATGATACCAAAAGAAAAAGCAACACCACCAGAGTCCCATCTGTCACCAAACCATTCATCCCAGGTTCTATCAATGATGCTGGATTCAGCAAAGTCGTCCCAGGTGTATTCGTCTAGTGTTCTACGATATATGGCTGTTGCATCCAGAGTGAATGCAGGAAATAGTGTAAGACTAGCAAACACATAAGGTTCACTGAATGTGAAATAGTTTTGTGGTAAGACGTAGTCACTGACAGATTCTGCCGGATTGAAATAATCAACCGGTGCCTGGTAGCCATCGACTACATAGGCTTCTGTGTCTACTACTCCCTTGAAAGCCATTGAGGTTATCTCCTAAAAAATTATGCTAGGGATATCGTCAAGTTTGCGTCAGAAATTTGGAAAGTATCTCCGTTTAATATCTCTTTGCTAGAATTAAGTTGTCCATAAAACAAGACGTTTCCATCCGTGGCCGCGTCCACTACTGCAATACAAGTCACAGTTGATCCACCTGCACTTGAATTTGTGTAGTTAGATGTGGCCGCAGGGAACGTCACATTGCCGTTGTTCGTTGCCGAACCACCTGACGCTGTGTTGAAGTTCACTGGTTTTCTTGTGTATCCACTTG